GTAGCGTATTTGTCCGGACCTACGGTGCTAACAATGCACTCCACAATTTGGAACTAGGAATCCTAAACGGATCCTAGAAGTAAAGGATAGTCAACTAGGTTTCCACCTAAGACGAGGGTTGCAAAACCCGCCTTCGAAGCAGAGTAATATTTTACAACTCTAGCTTTCCACCACGGTTCCCCCAATGAGACTAGGCAAGAGCCAGTTTCACGGCCTGAACCGTCCTGACTCGTCCCGTAAGGGCGTAGGATCAGGCAGATGAGTGACCGTGAGGACGGCATTCCAGTTGTGACCTTAGAATCGAATCTAGACCCGGTTAGGGTCAATCACAGCTTTCCAACCGAAAGCAGCATCACCCACCCGCCCTCTCCAGGGCCAATACAGACCTAGGGAGGTTGGGGGGAACCGAACCTTACGGTTTCGGTGTAAAAGCACGTCTCCGCCATCGAATCCAAGTCGACAAGGTCCGCAATACTGGAGGTCTTTCCGGTCCCAGCGCCTGGAACATAAGTTCCCGCGCCGGTTTCGGAATCGCCGACAGTCGGTCCTCACACAGGTTTACGACCTGAGTGAAGACGGCGGATGCCTGATGGAACATGAATTTGATATTGAGAGATTGCAGATGTTGTAGTGATTTGGTACTTTTCTCTAGCGCGTCTTCTGCCGCCACCAGCTTGCCGGATGCCTTGGCATCCAGGAGCCGGTGGAGGTAGAGCACACCCTCCCCTAGGGTGTCCGCGAACGACCATAATGGTCCCCCGTCTCCTGATTTAACAGAAGGAGGAGGACCCATGGCCACAGGCGGATCCCAAAGGAAGGCGTTATGGATATCAGAAGCTTTCTCAACCAGGGGAGAGAGGTACTCCGTTAGGAGACCTGTCGCCCAAGGTGTGAACCAAGTCGAGGTGGCATCCACAGGGACACCACTAAGACTCGGACCTCGCGAAGAAAGCCAATGGACCCAAGACGGGAAAGAGAAAGGACTCCCAGCATTGGGATGGGAAGCGGTCACCAGAAGTGCCTTCGAACGTTGTGAGATTTTCTCCCACGAACACCCGGAGGTACAAGCTGACTTCCAATTCCCCCCCAGTCCTAGGAGAGTACCAGCCGGACCCAGGGATACTCCCTGGCCTCCCAGTCGGGCTAAAAGCGCCACCGCAACAGACAAATGTCTTTGCGATACCGCAAATAGCTTCCACGGAAGGCCGGAAACATCCTTAGTTCGGAAAAAGGTCCGTTTCGCAAATTCGAGGGTATGCCCGGAGGCAACCAAGGATTTTGCAATTCCGACCTTTACTCCTAACCGGCCACAAAGCATGAGGTAAGCGCGAGCCACGGCATCATCTGCGATGACAATGTCGTCGCCCAGTACCGCATACTTAGTGAACCACTCAGTGTGGTTGCATTGATACGCAGCGTACTGTACGATAGCGTGGTGAGTCAGGGCCAGCATAGCCCAGCTGGAGTATGCTCCCATGGGTTGACCCACAGCGTACTTGACAGAAGAGGGGAGGGTCGAAACCTTCCCCTCCTCAGGTCGAGGAACACTGTAGGACCGCCCAACGAGGAGCTCCTTCCATGCTGCACTAAAGTAAGGAGACCAAATGTGGCCTAAGATGATCTGCTGAACCAGGATTGGCAATCTATCCGTGGCCGCCGATAGATCATACGAGTAAATCGTTTGATCCTTAGAGACCCTGTTCAACAAAGCCTTCACAGGCTTTAACTGATCATGGGTCCCGTCCTGATCAATATCTCGAAAGATATCGAAAAGGAATCGGTGGATCGGGTAGAGAGCTACCTGTGTCCAATAGTCAACCAAGGCCACCACTCGGACCTTACCAGCAGGCTCCGGAATGAAATGCAGTCTACCATTCTGGAATTTGGTTTCCCGAATTACAGATGGTGGACAGGCAACTCGTTCCATCAGCGTTACCATCGATTTCGTTCCTTCTACTTGGCCAAGGAAGTAGAGGTAGTCCAGCAAGCTGGAGCCTCCAAATCCAAGGAGCCATAGTCGGGCGGAAAATTCTGCAGTCCCGAGTGACGAAGTACCAAACTTCGAATTCGAGGCTGCCGATGATAATGCCAACGGTTCAGGATGCAAGTCCTTTTCTGGATCCCGATCTAGGAGTCGGAGGCCAATCATCCGAGAAAGTTGAGGGAGGAACCACGATCTTACGAAAGTGGACCAACCCTTAACGAAATCGGGCGAGAGGTCGACCCCAGGATTGGTAATCGTCGACACCGAAGCAACACCGGTGAAATTAATCACTCGGTAGAGCCCAAGTAACGACAACCACAATCGGATCGTGTTCAAATCACCCTTTCGGATAAGGATTCTAGCAAACTTCGGAATTAACCGAGGGAGGCCAGAGGCGGTCGAAACCGCCACCTTACCGATAGCACGAGATGAACTATCCGAATGTGCCCCAGGAAGGGCCTTCATAAGCATCACGTGAGCCACCTTTAAGTGGAGCACGAGACCTTTAGGTCCCTGATAACCATACAGTCGGCTACAGTACCGCGCAAAATGCGCACACTGAATTACTCGGCTTCGCGTTAACTTACCTGTCACCAGTCGTGCCACCTGTAAGAGTGGCACGAACAGGCGATGCCAGACTTTTAAATCTGGCCGCCATGCAGAAAGCCCTGTTAAACCGATTCTACCTCCTCGAGAAACTCGCAGGATTTGGAAAAGGGATGACATGGTGATAAAGGGATGCGAATCCCCTTTTCTGCACCTTCAGTTTCCTCCCCTTATCAGGGAGGGCTGCAGGCGCCCCCGGGCAGGGGGATGGTAAGGGTACCATTTACGGTTACCCTACTTCTGAACCAGTCTCGGAGTAACACCCCGGACACAAGGTAAGAAGAGTCCATAGTTACACAGGCAACAGCCTGCTGCCCCATTTGTCTTCTCAACAAGCATCCTATTTGCTTCCCCAATAAGGAACCGAGTAGGGACCGCTGATTTACCGATTGGTATTTCTGCGAGCGGGGGTACGAATCCCCTCGAATGTGAACGTAAGTTCCATCCAGTCCGTGGTTTCCCACCAAGTGGATCATGGGCATTGAACCCCATGTCAGAGAGATATACCCCAAAGGGTACACAATCTGTGTCCTCTCTCGTCCGCATCTCTTCGGAACACTTTATCCCGAAGAAACGTCACCAGGTACGAATACCTGATGATACCAACCGGCTTATCGCCGACCAGGTGGGAGATCCAAAGAAAATCGGTGCGCGCGTTCGGCTAAACTTGTCGACGTAAAACAACGCCTAGAGAATAGGCTAGTAACAATGCATACAGCTCAAAATAGAGCCCAACTTTCCCGAATCCAATCTCTGGATTTCGAGATCGTTGTGGGCCGAAGCCC